TATAACACCACCAATCGCACCACCAATCCCGGCTCCAACTTGTGCGCCCGCTGGACCGAAAAAAGCCGCACCAATCCCAGCGCCAACGCCTGCGGTAATTCCCGAAACGAGCGTCCCGTTTGCACCAAACACCCGGCTTTCGCCTGCAATGCCTTGACCGATACCAACACCTAACGCCCCTGCAGCCAACACCCCAAGTCCCGCTGAAGCGTTAAAACCAGCCGTGCCAACTGATGTGCCTGTGCCACCAATAGCTGTGCCGGGTCCACCAATAAACGCGGTCCCTGCGCCGCCGTTGTTGCCAAAAGTTGACCCCGCCGACCCGCCGGTCAAGCTTGAGAAAAAACCACCAAAACTACTGGCTGAACTTCCGCTTGTCCCTGAACCGCTGAACGAATTGAACAGCGTTTGCAAAATTTTGGATGAAACTATTTCCGCTGCCATTCTGCGCAAAATATCCACGAACCCTTTGAACATCCCCTCCAAACCATCATCAAACGGATCGAAAAGAAAGTTGGCGAAATTCGTTTGCAAGTTGCGTGCCGCCTGGATGCCGAATTGTTCAGTATCGCCGAAGGCACTTTTACTCGTTTTGCTTAATTTATCAAAATCTTCGTCAAGCTTAACCAGTGCCCGGTCATAAGTTTCCGCGCTGATGATGTTTTTTGCGTAGAGCCGGTCCAATTCCTCAAGCGCGACCGCGTATTGCTCTGCCGCTGTGCTGGTTGCGCTGGTTATATCTGCGCCGCGCTTTAGCTCGTCATCGAAAAGCTTTTGGGCGATGGTTTGCGCTTCGATTGCATCAATGAGCACATCGGCTTGTTTGCTCACGCCAAGCTTCGCGGCTTCCATTTTCTGCAGCTCAGCATTCGTTTTGCCAATGGCATCCAACTCTTCTTGGAGTTTCGCCACAAATTCAGCGCCCTTGTCTTTCAGGTCGCCGGTTGCGTCGGTTAGTTTGTCGACGTTGCTTTCGGTTTCTTGCAGGTTTTCGTTAAGCTCGGCGAATTGACGCGACGCGGCAATTTCGTTTGCCCTTGCCAGAATACCCTCGATGGCTTCCGTGGCGCTTGATTGGGAGTCGATGCCTTTTTTGATTGCTTCATCAATGGCTTTGCCGATTGCCTGCGCCTCGGTTGATAATGGAATTCGCAGCGCCTTTACTTGATTGATTAAAGGCAGGCCAACCGCCCCGGCTATCTTGTTAATGTTAGCGATGATTTTGTTGGTTACATCTGCGCTTAGTTCCAGTATCTTGTTGAAACTATTAACAAAAACCAACTCAAGAGAGCGCGGCAAGTTACGGAAAGCGATTGGGATTGCGTCAGCCAATCCTTTAAACAAGCCAACCATCGTGTCAACTGCTGAAGCGGACAATTTAAGCAGTCCAGAAATGCTGATACCTGCATCGCCAACAATCGCCTGAATCGACCGGCTAACTGCCGGGAAAAATGCCTGGATTGTGGACAACGCCGACGTAACCGCTGGACCGATCACTTCGAAGGCTGCCTTTCCAACATCTGCCAACGTGGCAAGACTGCCTGTCCCGATGGTGATCGTATCGCTGAAAGCAACTAGCGCAGATACCGCAGCAAGCGCCGTGACAGCGATTGCGCCTATCGGGTTTGCGGCAATGGCAACGGTCAGCGCTTTGACTGCTGAGACTGCCACCAGCACGCCCTTGGCTGCGAAACTCACGGAAAGCGCGATGCCTGCGGCAATGGCCGCCCGTGCTAAGGTATCCACATTCTCAGTCAGAAAGTCGAGAAGCCCAACCAGCAACTGCGATGCCCCAGAGGCCTCATTCATTCGCCCCACGGAAACCACCAGACCGTCGGTTAAGCTGCCGAAAGCCTGCTCAATCGTTGATGAGGTTTTGGCAAACTCGGCGTCGATAACACTTGCGCCATTCCTGAAGGCATCGACCAGATTTTGCGAAGTAATCAGGCCATCAGCACCCATTTCCCGCAACTGTCCAACCGTTACGCCAAGTTCATCGGAAATCAAACGCGCCACGCGCGGTAAGTTTTCCAGCACCGAATTGAGCTCATCGCCGCGCAATGTACCCGACGCCAAACCCTGGGTCAGTTGTCGCAAGCCACCTGCCGCCTCGCTAACTGAAGCGCCTGAAACGATCATGGCTTTATTGACTGTTTCGGTGATTGTCGCCAGCTCGCTTTGGTTCACGCCTAATTGCTTGGCGTTCTGTGCCAGCCTTGAATATAAAGCAACCGTCCCGGATAAATCTGAGCGGCTGCGCTGGGATATATTCAACAGTTGGTCGGTTGCTTGCCTTAGCTGGTTGGTTCCATTGGTGACCAACTTCAGCCGGTTTTGCAAGTTGGTAAACTGGTCAACCATGCTGGCCAATTGCCGCACCGATAGCGCCGCCGCCAATGAAGCGAGCGCGCCTTTGAGCAGATCGACCGATTTATTGGCTTGGCTTGAAGACTTGCCAATGTCCTCGATGTTGCGTTTTACAGTCTTTGCGCCTTTCTCGGTTACCTCGATTAGGACGTTTTCTGTCACCATTTTATTTGCACTCGGTTAGCTTGATGTTTTTGGATAGGGCGATGCCGTCTTTTATTGCGCGTTCAATCCAGCCCGGTTCGTTCTGTGCTGAGTGCCCCTCATTAAGCGGGAGAATGTAGTCAAGGTTGTGCGTAATGAAAATGGATTGGTCCGAAGGTTTGAAGTCCCGAATCCGTGCCGCTGCTTCGGCTTCGGCGAATGCCTGATTTGCGCCCGCCGTGCTACCACCCGCGCCGGGAGGTTGCGCTTCAATGGAATCGAAAACAGGAAACCCCACGGAAGCCTGCCAGTTGGCGCGTGCGCGTCCGGTATCAACGGGGGTTTCCTGGGATTCTTGCGAAATAATGCCAATGGCCATTGCAGCCACTTTTCGGTTGGCGTTTTTCTGGATACAAAGCGCCAGCCGTTTCATTTTTTTATCCAACTCGCCAAGACTCATTTCTTCTTCACCTTGCTAGGTTGCTTGCCTTTTTGATACTCGACGTAAGCGTCGTCCATCTTGCGAATGAAAAAGTGCATGTCATCGCACTCTTCTTCGTCAAGCTTTAGCCGCTTGCAATATTCGTCAACCATCAACCAATTCAACCGGCCAATGTCGAAAGCGTTATCCCGGCAACTTGATAAATCGAAAAACGCATCAAGATAAAACTGCAAACCAAAATGAAGCTCTGGCGCGTTGGCGATGCTTTTGGGAAGTGGTAAACCTTCCCGCGCGCATTGCTTAACTATGTTAGCTTCGTTCTGCCCATGCTTATAAGCGTAGAGCAGAACCTCTATGAGTTTTTTGCGTCGTCTTCCTGCGTGGTTTGTTTGAACAATGCCGCTTTGCTTGCCTGGGTTTGTATGTCTGCAAACAATTCAGGTAAATTGGTCAACGTATCAAAAATATTGTTATTACAGAAAGGCAGAATCTTGCCGTCAGGGCTTTCGATGCCTTTCTTCCACTTATCCCCTTCTAACGTTTCCCAATTTTGAATGATTGACTCGGCATAAACCTCGCGCAAGATTCGGTCCGCAACCACGTCGTCCATGCTGTCATTCTGAATCTGCCGCCGGTATGGTTTGGTTTTCCTTTCAAGCAATCGAGAAAACTTCTTATTACTTCCCCCCGCTCTTGCAATCGTTACCCGGAAGTTGCCATAATCCAATACGACCCCATTCTTTTCTAACCCTTGGTCAGTCGCAAATTGCGAATACATCGACATAAATTTTCAGCCCCTTGAAACAATTTAACCAGCCGCCGTTGGCAAGTAATCGAAGAAGCAAAACATGAGCGTATGGTCCAGGTTTGCATCGATCTTTGCCGCCGTGGCTGCGTCCGCAGTTAAAGGAATGGTAATCGGCTCATCCTGCGTGATGTTTGCCTTACCGTCACCTAGTGCTAAGAGCGGAATGTCTACGACCATTCCCGCGTTATCCTTAACAATGGCGAAATCAAAAGTGACGTCTTTATTCTCACGCACCGCCTGAATGGCTGCGACGTTTGAGAAATAAGCAGTCATGCTGCCAGAAACAACAAACGTGCCCGCCGTCATACCGCATGAACCCAAAACCCCTACCGCTTTGTTGGCTTTTACCGAATTGTCGATGGTAATGGTTGCGTCCGTCACGAATGCAAACAGCGGGGTTGGCGCTTCATCCCCCGCCACCACTTCAGATAGCTTAATGCGTGAAAAGTCGGACGACGTGTTGAAGGCATCGCTTTCCACTAACGCAGGCCGGTTGCCAGACTTCAAGCCCGTCACACCTGTTACGGTTTCGTGGTCTGTGCCAATGTAATCAATGGTGGTGATTAGTTTTGAGGCTGTGGCAATATTCATCGTCAACTGACTCGCCACCGCACCCACCACGTATTCCCCTTGGATTTGCGCGGGGGAGGCGTCATCTGGCGCGCCAAGTGAGCGTTCGAACTGATACGTGCGGCGCACAATACTTGCACCCGTTTCGTTCTTTAATGCGCGTGGAATAAATAACTGAATGGTTTCGGTTGTACTCGCTTCCGTCACCATTGCCGATGTTGATTTGTCAAACTCGATGGCGTTTGTTGCAATGCTGCGCACGCGCTTGAATCCGTTGTTTTCTGCATTAGCGAAAGCCAGCGCCGCACTATCGCCGCCGATATAAACCCACTCGCCAACCGTCAAACCAAGCTCGGTCAGGTCTTTCGTGGTTGTGGTAATTCTTGGTAACGTTCCTGAAGCATCCACGTCCAAATCACCGGCTGTAAACAAGAAACCTACCGCGACAATTTTTGCGCCCGTCGCTGGCGAAGCGTCAGCAACCAGTGTTTCGGTAACTTCCACTGATGTATCTGCGGTTACTGCGATTACATTCTTCAGGCCGTTGTTTTCTGCGTCGTCAAAGCCTGAACCCATAATCAACGAACCCACGTAAAAGCCTGCGGTTTCTGCCACGTTGTAGAGTTCGTTTGCACCTGTGGCTGTTGTTGTCGGCGCTTCCTCACCCTTGGCGCGAAAGTCGGCAAACATGAAGCCCTGCAGCAAATCTTGAATATTTGTTTGGGTGATGTCCGTTTCCAGGCCTGCGGTTGCATCCAGGTCAGTTATGACCCCTTTCTTGCGCTGGCGGCTTGGATTGATTGGATTGCGGGCAATCGTGGTGACTGTGCCGCCAAAATCCGTATAGCTGTTGGGTTCAAGTGGAATCCAGTTTGGCGTGCCAGGTAAAACACCCTGGCTAGCCTCTTCTGCATATCGCGCCTCGGTGATATTGCTATCAATTTTGTCTACCTGTGCCATTGCTTGCTTCCCCTATTTAAGTTCGTTGTATTCGAAATCTGTGATCACGTTTATCAGATACCAATCGCCGCTGTTGCCCAGCTCATTTATGGAAGTGCGAACAAACCAAATGCCGCTCGGGCTTTTCTTCCCTTCAAAAGCATCGCCGACGGTTTTTGCTAGTCCATATGCTTCGGTCGCGCCATCACCGGACGGCGTTGCAATCTGACAAAATAAACGCCCCCGCCGCTTCCATAATCTTTGCCCCAAGTGGTTACCGAGTGTTTCTTGCGTGCCTAAGCTGTGCGCCAATTTCACCTGCAGCCACGGTTCCGGATTGACCGGCTTCTCGCCGCCCTTATCAGGCCAAACAACCGTGTAACCTGTTGAATCCCAAGCCGTTTTCAGCATCGTGAATGTTTCGTCACGCGCCGCTTCGTAGCTCAGGTTGCTCATTTGGCAACCCCGATGTAATACAAGATAGTCACGTTGCCGGGTTTGAACCTGCGCACGAATGTAATTCCAAAGTGCTCACCGTCGTCTTCCACCACGTGGTATTTGTGCAGCCCTTCCTTGTCGTCTTCGCCCACTTCTGCGATATAAACAGCCTCAAGTGTTTTGATCGTATCGTTGGCGACAAACTGCGTGCCCACTTTAAAATCTGCCGACCCTGGATGCGCCCTCAAAGCATGGACACAAGTCGTCGCGCCGACCGACCCCCGATTGTCAATGCCTGACGCCCACGGCTTTCCGGTATCTACGGGGGTATCGTCAAACTTGATAAGCGTAATAGGAATGCCGTTTTCTTTTAATACCTCGGACGCTTCTTGTTGGTTCCGGGTGTAATCCCTCACCGAATTACTTCCCCATCTCTGGATTGCAAAAAGAACCGCAGCAGATTGTCTGCAGCCGGGTAGTCGGGTATTGATACGGAACCGCTAACCGATGCGTAGACCACCTTTTCTTCCAGCGGTCCGGTCTTTGAGGATCGTTCTTTTACTGCTGTGCCTGACTTGTCAATCGCTGGATCGGCAAGCAAAGTGACTGACATTGCCCGCAACGCATACTCGCAGGTTGCTTGTTTCAACTTTGTAGGCACGCCGGTTACGGCAAGATCGTTTTGGTCATAAAGCTGCACCCGTGGAAATGAAAGCGCCTGGGGGGTTTCTGGAAATTCGATGATGCCGCCAAACATCCCGGCGTACCGGGTTTCAATGTAATCGGTCGCCTTTACCAATGCCTGCTGCTTTTCCGTAGTCGTGCCACTCCAACCGCTCACCCCGCGTTCTGAGAAATACGCATCCGCAAACGCCACGTCAGCAAAGCTGTTCGCGTTAATTAAGCCGGTTTCATCTTCTACGGTAAAAGCCATAATTTATTTGGTAAGTTTTGCTAACTCTTCCAGGTTGATACCTGCTGCCGCGATTCGCTTCCTTTGCTCACCCCTTTCAACCAAGTCTTGGCGCTGCCGTGCCAAATATTGCTGGATAGTTACCGAAGCCGAAGGAGCCGGGTTTAGTTTCGCGTCCTCTTCCATGAAGTGATCAAGCTTCTTGGTTAGCACAGCGTGTTCTGCCTGCGCTACTTGCAGCCGCACCTTCGCGGCTTCGAGTTCGTCTTTGGTTTCTGCCATTAATTCGGCCAAAGCCTGGGTGTTTTCCTGCACGATTTCTTCATTAATAAACGGGTTATCTTTTGAAAAGTCTGGCGCGATCTTTGCAACATCATCACGCGAGATTGCGTTGTTGCCTGCAATTGCCCGGACCGCGACCATCTTTGCCGTGCCATCAGCGTTCCACTGGTTTTCGTCCAGCGGATTCATTTTTTTTAATGCCTCTTTCAATTCCATATTTATTCAGCCCTTTTTGCTTCTTGTTACAAGTTATCTACGTCGGTTTCTCCACCCAAAACCGCTGCGTTTGTTTGTTTTAAATATTCAAACATTGCGCCGGTATCCGATGCCTTGGTGATGGTATGTGTGCCCGTGCCAGCGTCGCCTACGATTGCGTGGACGGGAGCATTTTTCGGGTAGACAAAGAAATGGTGTTAGCGGTTGGGATTGCGCTTATCCAGTAGTACGTGGCTAAACTGAGTCCCGCCGGGAGTGTAGTTGTGGTTGTCAATAAGAATGGACCATCGCCAACGGCTTTGCCGTGGGTTGTCCAGGTGATTACTGGGTCGACGCCCTGGGTTGTGGGCGAAGCAACACTGAAAGTTACCGCAACGGCGTCAGCCGTGTTGGCAGTGTAAACAAAATCACCGCCGACGATGTCGGTTCTATCTTCGTTTGCGTTTGCTGTAAATGTGACAGTGCCATCACCATTGCCAACAGCAGTCCAAGTTCCGGTCCCTGCTGCGTTATATTGCGTTGCAAAGTCGTCCGCGATTGCGGTTGGGGTTGCCGATGGATTTGTTACTGTGACTGTTACGCCGTCAAACGCTATCGTGCTGTCTGCTGTATCAACATTGCCTGCTGTGACAGTCATCACGAATACTTCGGCTGCTGCGTTGGCCGTAAAGTTTGCCGCCGCGCCGGTTGCATCGAGCGTGGTTTGAACCCCTGAAATAAAGCCGCCCATGTCCCGGCCATACCGCCGCCGATTTTGGTCGATGTATCTCGCGTGCCTGCTATAAATCTGCGCCATGATTACGCCCTCCAAATAATGAAATGCCAAGTGCCCCTTCCACCCGTTACGCTTCCGCGCGCCAAGTAGTTGGGGCGGGGCTGAAACTTAAAATTCGGTCGTAATCAGTCTTGCGATTTTGATCTGGTTGCGTTCAGGAAACACGCGCAGCCAAGAACCAGCGGCTGCTAGGTTATTGGCGGTTGCTGCGTTGGTTGGTCCACCATTCGGCGCTGTACCTACATAAGCGTTGCCTGCTGGATGGATAAGCCACTGAGTGCGGTTGTATAAGATTTCCTGCCCTTGACCGTTACCGGCGCTTGGCTTTGATTCAATTTCGGTTGGTACTTTTGGCGCACCTGTGCCAAGTCGAAGCGCACCTGGACCAAACAGCCAAGTATTGAAATCGCCTGTGCTATTTGGCATAGCAGAATCCACAATGACGCGGTATTGCCCTTGGAAAGTGGCGATACGTGCAGCAGCTGGGTTTTCTGAATCAGGAATAAAGTCGATCAGGTTGTTTTTGCGCATACGTGCATAAACCACCGCGTGGACAACCATCAAAGCAAGATCATCAGCGGAGTCGCCCATTGTGGCGGCTGCGTCAATTAGTGCGGCTGTGCTGAAGTTGGTTACGCCGTCGGAGAATACACCGCTAATGTCGTGCGTCATATCATTTTGCACGTGCTCGGAACCGGCTGGTGCGGCTGCGTTATCGGCGAACAAACCAGTCACGGTTGCGATTGTTGCGGCTTGCAAACGACGCATCCAATAAGAGGATACCCGCTGCGCGATGGATTCAGCCGGGTCAGCACCGGCCAACTCGCTTGCCAAGTGCATGGTGGACCATGATTGGTTACGGGTTAAACGGACCTGGATTTCTGTGCTTGTGCCGGTTTTTACTGGCGTTGAATCAACCGCTGGATCATCCGAGCCGATGTTGTCAGCGTCGTTGTCCAAATCCTTAAAGCTTGGCGAATTGAAGGTCAACCCCCCACCTGCAAGATTCGCGCTCATTTGCGGGTCGAGCGTCATTGCCCCCGATGCCACAAACGCCGATTTTTCGGTTGTTAGTTGTTGGGTGTATCCTGAGAATACTTCTGGTACGACAATATCGGCGATTCTTGTATCACCTGCAGCCATGTTTTGGCCCTCCCATAATTAAATAAGAATGGCCCCATGACCCACGATTTTGAAAAGTTAATCACCCATGTGATTGAATCCCGACACCATACAACATAAAAAAAACAAATTCAATTAAGTTAAAAGGTTACGCATTTTTACTTTGGTTTAGCGCCTGAAAGTGTCGTGCCTGCGCTTTTTGCCATTTGTTCTGCTTTCTGCGGGTCTTCACGATAAACCCTACCCTGCTCGGTTTTGTTCCAATCTTTGGCGGTCCAGGGATTGGTTCCAAAACTGCTGCCGCCTTGCGACCCTCTTGCCCCACCACCAAACGAAGGTCCGCGCCAATGGGGTTTGCGTGGCAAGATTTCAGCCAACCAAGATGCCGGGTCAATCCCCGGCGTCACGCCGACGCCGTCTTTGGTTTGTACTTGTCCGTCGATTACTTCGAATATCCGGTCGGCATTGAGCAAAACGTCCTCGTCCACTTCTATCGGTAGCTTGGCTTTTCTGACTTCCTTGATTACGCTGTCATGAATAGAGCGCGAAAGCTTTTCCTGGGTCAATTGCTGGAGTTGCATTTCGAGTTCTGCTTTGGTTTTTTTGGTTGTATTCAATTCCCGTTCGAGCGGGGCTTTGATTGCGTTCAGTTTCGCATCAACCAGCGCCTGGATTTTTTCCGGGTCACTTGCCCCTTGTGCAGCCGCCTCCAATTCTGGAAACTTGTCCAACATGGCTAAAATTTCGGACGGGTCTTGGTCTATCAATGGCGCAAACTTATCGCGGATTTCTTTGTGCGCATTTCTTTCTTTGCTCAGTGAACTTTGCAAGCGGTCAATGTCTGCCTGCGTCTTTATGCCGTCCACCCCATCAAAGTGGTACTTCCCGTCCCGCAACACATACAAATCACGAAACGGCTCGTCCAGTGTATTGATGTCTTCTATTGTTGATTGTAGTTTCATTTTGGTTTCTGCCCCTTTTTACAAAAAATCTGCTGGATCAAGGCCAGCCGATAAAAATGCATCGCTGTCCCTGGTTGCTATTTCGGCAAGTGTCAACTCGTCGCCGGTCCGATGGACGAACCGCTTGAGCGGTAAATTGCCATTGATAAAAAGCTTCGATTTTGTCTTTCCGAGCGTGTCTTCCACAAACTCCCGTGACTGACTTCTCAAAAAGATTTCGTAATTTGTAACGGCTGGCACGGGTCCGATTAACTGCCGGGTCCGTTTCCTTGCCCACGCATCGAACTTGCCTTTGTGCCCTTTCGGCAATAATTTACGCGAGCCGGTAATTTTCAAATCGTTTTCGCGCGTGTATTGCCTGACCAACATTTGGTCGGTTACCTGCTTGGCTGGTCTATGTCCCAATACTTCATCGCTGAAAATCTGGCGGCGAATTGACCGGCATTGAAAATGGATCGGCGGGTATGGTCCCACCCCGACTTTGTAGATGTTGCCGTCCAGACTCATACAAACCAGCGTGGTCCTGCTGTCCAACGTCGCCGTGTATCGTTCCCGTGGCGCGATGTCCGCATTCAGTAGCGCAAACTCACGCCGCGCCTGATTCGCTACATGCTGCACCGCTGTGCGGGTAATGGCGTTTATTTGGTTGCGGGTAATATTAACAACCCCATCGGTTCCCTCTGCTTGTAACGTGCCAAACACCCGGCGTGTTATGGTCTGCATGGATTCGCCATTTACCATGCCCAACTGCACTTGGTTGCGGATTCGCGCCAAGTCGGCTGACTCCATTGTCTCTGCCCATTCTTTGAGCACCTTGCCCTGGAATGGCCGTGACTTCACAATGGATTGTAATGTCTGCGTCGTTGGGATTTTGTTATTGATAACCACCGGCGAAACCGTGCGGTTTATGTTGTCTATGGTCACAGGTTCCGATTTAGCGAGCACCACCATTGCCTCGTCTAACTCACCCATTGATTCTTTGAAGGCTTTGCTTCGTATCGCGGCTATTTCGGCTTGTAAATTCTCAAGACGCCGATGGAAGGCGGGGGAAATAATCCCGCCGCTCCCGCCACTGTTATCATATGCGCGCAATATCCCGGAGATTTCCTCTTGCGATTGATCGAGCAGCGCGTTTATCCGTTTCGCTTCGCCCTTTGCCCCTCTCAACAAATGAA